CAAAAAGACAAGTAGCAGGTGACGACAATAGTCTTTATGTCAACAAAAGATTTTATGAAATACATGAACAAAAGATTATTGCAGCTTATGCCAAAGTTTTCACTACTAAAATGACTGGAATAAAACATGGATTAGGTCAAGTAATCAAATTTTTGAAAAAAGGAACAATTAGTCAAGGAGATTTTTGTTCAACTAATTGTTTTCCAGTTACAAGAGAAGGCAGAAAATCTTTTAGAGTGATTAGAATTCCTGCTAGAGTATTGAGCACATATGCATACATGGGAAAAACTCATTTAACACCATCAGAATGGTTGTATGCTACAGGAGAATGTGAAATGTATTGGTCAAAAGGATTACCAATCTTCGAAAAACTAGCTCAATATAAATTGAGACATGGAGTTCCTTGTTCAAAAATGCACAAAAAGGAATCAAACAGTGACAAGTTTCCAAGAAGAGTATTGACTCCAGATGAAGAACAATTGGTGGAGAAATACTCAATTCAATTCTTAAAAGACAAGATCCATTCAAATTATTTCAACAGAGATTTGTTTTATAAAGGATCTAACTATCAAAGTTCAATAGAAGACACAGATTATGAAGACTGTGTTACTTGGCTCAGAAGAAATTTCTCTATTTCTAGGGAAGAAATCGACGATTTTCACAATTATCTAGACAATTTAGATATCGAAGAATCTGAAATGAATCATCCAGTGATTCAAAAATTAGAAAGCCCTAGAAATCAAGAAGATCTCACAAAGAGATTTTCTTGTTAAGTTACTGTTCATTAAATAAGTAACTCTCGACCGGGATGTCGAAAAACTACTTTAACTATTGTTTCACGTGATTCAGTCATTCATTAATGGCAGAGACCCTTAGGCAAGGTCCACGTTGAATGCTACTCCTTTCAGATAGGGGGTTCACTTTATTTGATTCGCGAAAATAAAAATTAATATGCAATCAACAAATCAAGTTCAAAAGAAAAAAGTCAGACCTCAAGAAATGAAAAGACTTCGAAACATCGCTAATCAACAAAGGAAAAAACAAAAACCAAAACCTAAAAATAAAGCTATACAATTTAAAGGTTCAAACTATTTAAATAGTTTACTAAATCCTGAGAGAGTTCACAATGCAAAAATTCCAGGATCAGCTGTTCCCGTAGTAGCTTTCCATAGAAGAATAATTCAAAGATTCACCACAAATGCTACCGGATGTATTGGATTTAGTTTCTATCCAGAAGCAAGCTTAATTGAAAACTCAACTGGAGGAACTGCAAACGTATATCTACCATTGAGAATGTGTAATGATGTCAACTATAACGGAACCACTGCTCCAGCAGTTGGATCTCTTTTAGTAACTACAGCTTCAAATCCATTCTCTCTACCAGAAGGATCAGTAAAACAATTTAGACTGGTTTCAGCCTCAATAACTTGTAGATCATTAGCTCCATCTTTAACCAGATCAGGAGATATACATATAGCTTTGGTAAATGGATATTATCATCAAAGTGGTATAATTTCATCTAGCTCAGATCAAGCTCAATACTTAGCATTAAGTAACATAGATAAC